TCTAACACACGATGTTCTTTGCCTTCGTGATCAGTCCATCTCTGAAGCATGAGATTGTTCCACGCATATCCTTTGCTTGTACGATCTTCGAACGCTTCAGTAAGACCAACTTTTTTGCTTGTACCTTTAGTACGCACACCTGGATACGCCGAGAAGACATTATCACTGGTATCACCACGCATACATTTTTCAAACAAGAGCCATTCTGGATCTGGTGCGGCTTTTGGCTCTTGTGTTTTTTTATCAATGATTGCTTTGCCTTTATCATCAAAAAACCCTTCATGCGTAATTGTACACTCTTGAACACCATTGTATTGTTTCACATTAGGTGCAATTAGTTGTACAAAGTCTGTATCTGTTGAGATAATAACGTGATCATCGTTAGGATGACTTTGAATCCAACCAGCAATTAAGTCGTCTGCTTCGAGTTGTGGATTTTGTAAAACGGTGCAATTAGTTTTGTCTTTAATAAAATCTTTAAAAGTGTCAAAGGCTTCCCAGAACACTTTTTCTTCCTCTGCTTCTTTTTCAGTGTGTGCGGCACGAGCATCTGAACGATTTCTTTTATAAGGCTCATAATAGTCCTTTCGCCAGCTGCGTCCTTCTAAGCAGAAGATAACGTGAGTACCATTAAACTGCTGCCATGCTTTTCTAATAGAATTTAAAGTAATATGAAAAGCCATGCCTAGTTTGATATCAGCGTCACCGTTGATAACGTGTCTAGCACGAAAAAATGTGTTTGCTGTATCTACTAAAATATATGTCATTTATTATTTCTTTTTACACTTTGAATATCAATAACACCTGTGTTAACAGGAACGTTTAAGCCTTCGTCTACCACTACGTTAGCACAAAGTTCACGGAACCAACGATCGACAATTTCTTCATCTTTGTCACCATCAAAACCGTAACCCTCTTGCTTTAATTTTAACACAAAATGCTCGTTCCAGTCAAGCTCAAAAAAGCCATTACGGATATTATCTTTGTTTACATGTGTTTCTAATACAGCAATCCAAGGTTCTTTTTTTCTAGTAGCACGTTCTTTTGGAGTTAGTTTTGCCAATTCTTCTTGTTCTTGCGCTGTTTTTAATGATTCCTCGGCTTTCTTTTTGGCTTCTTCCATTTCTGCAACTTGTTTTTGAGCGGCAGCAATATTTGCTTCCATCTCTTCAATTCCAAAAATTTTTCTTAAAAGTTTTTTCATTATGTTCCCCACTCATTCTTAAACAACGGTACCTGTAGTCTATCACTATAACGAAGCCCGTTTTTCATAGCCAGTTCTGCTACACGGCGATTGTTTAGTGTGTAAACACTTTCAACTCCTCCCACTGGCATTAGATAACATGGGCCTTCAAATCCTTCTGCACGATAGATATCTAAAGTTTCTAATGCTTCTTCAGCATCTTCTTCAGTAGCCACAACAAATTTTAGATAGGTGTAACCTACTTCTTCGTAACCACAGACTACATCTGGTCGAATAGCTTCCGAACGTTCCTCACCAGAACAGCTAAGTTTAGCACTAACACTAAATGTAACTTCTTGAATCTTAGGCATTCCTAAAGCAGGTTGTTGCCATGCAATCAAAAAGTCTTTAAACCCTTTTTGCAATTCTTGGGTACCGTTAGTTTCAAACGTGATTTCTTTCAAACCACGCATTTTGGGATGTCTAATAAGATCCTCATAGCTACGTTGCCACCCTAACAAAGGTTCACCGCCAGTAATCACAAGATGTTCATCCCGCCATTCTTTGTACGGCAAAATTTCCATTATGCGATCTACAATGGCTTCGCTAGTAAGCATTGGACTTAGATCCTTAAAGCGAGGATCCCAACTGGCATAACTATCACACCCAGTAGATACTAATGGAAGTTCTTCATACTGCTTAAACTCTCCTATCCTAGCGGCAATGGCCTCAACCTCTGTGCTTAGTTCGCCTTTAGGCATACCAAAACCTGCACACTTAAAGTTACAGCCAAATGTACGTAAGAAAACAGAAGGCACACCCATAAAGCGTCCTTCACCTTGAATGCTGTAAAACAGCTCTGCGATTTTAATTTTGCTCATTACTTATTATACCTTTTTTAAGAAAGTTTGTCAAGTCTTCTTCTTTAATAATGCTCCAGGAACCGTCTTTGTTGTCTATCCAATGTAGATTATCGCCTTCTTTCAATTCTGCTGCTTCTAATAAGTCAGGTGGAAAGATCAAAATAGCATCACCTGTATCTTTATCTTCTTCTACATTAAGTATCCAACTTTTCAACACTTACTCCAGATTTTTCAAGAAATTTGATTCCGCTATCGTCTCTATATTGAGTACCGTAATACACATGACGAATGCCCGATTGATAGATAAGTTTAGAACATTCTATACAGGGAGCATGAGTGATAAAAATATCTGCACCAAATCCGCTATCGTTACTTTTAGCTAGTTTGGTTATAGCATTAGCTTCGGCATGCAATACTTCTGGTTTAGTTTTTAATCCGTATCTATATTCTTCTTCAGCTTCTTCGTTGTACTCGGTATACGGATACATTGCTTCAAACTCTTCAGGACTAACCCAACCGCCTGCTCCTGAATCCCATACCTTATCTTCGCAGTTGTTGTCCCAACCTGCAGGCATACCGTTATAACCAATTGAGATAATTCTATCATCTTTGACTACGATAGCACCTACTTTGAGTCGTCTAGCATGGCTGAGTTCAGCAAAACGTTTTGCTACATCCATGTATGCTTCTTTAAATCGAATTTTCATATCTTTGTCTTTTTAATTGTTCATTTCGTTGCCTACGACACTCTTCCCTAACATCTGGAGGAAAGTCTGGATGAAATTCTGACATTCTGCAATCAAATACTTTGTATTCTGGTATCTCTACTTTGATTAATATTATTAACCAAATAATACAGGCAGCAATAAAACCAAGAATAAACTTGATCATACATCCTCACTAATTAATAACATACACATTAAAGCATCTTTTTCGTCTTTAAAGAAAAATTTCATTTCTTCAGTACTAACTTCAGTAGTATATCGATTACCGGGAAGACCAAAATGTTCAACGATGTTAGCACAGGTTTCATTCCACCATATATTAGCTTGACTTTGCCAGAGAACTGATACTTTATGCATTTAACATACTCCGTATGTTATTATAGATGATAATATTTCCTTTGTCAGTATAATGGTTTACCGTTCCTCTTTCAGTAATCCACAGGTCACTAAAATCCAAGTGAGTATTTTCTATTTTTAAGATTTCTGCTATTTTAATATGAGACAAGCTAATGTACGGAATATTAATTTTTGCATTAATTTTTTCTCGTAAAAGTTTATAAATGTCAATTTGATAGTCTTCGTCGTAATGATACTTAAAAAATAATTTGGCAGATGTTAAACTTCTATTAAAAGGAGAAAAGTGTCCTAAGAGATCAGTAACTATTAGGTCACAATTTTTATGAAATCCGTTTTTGTGCAATGGATGATTGTTAGTATGTACCCTGCTAGGACTAGTGTGACTAACTATAACAGCATCGTATGAATTTATATCTGCATTGTCAATCTGTTTAAAAATTTTATATTCGCTGATTCCTGGTTGAGCGACATTAGTCACTTCAAATTTATCAGCAAGCAAGTTAACCCAACCAGATTTTGCATTAGGCCATTCTGCTGCAAAACTATCTCCAGCAATTAAAATTTTCATAAAGATTTCAACCAGGGGAGATATTTATCTGCAATTAAAGTATGAAACTCTCGGTTATAATGTTCTTTGTCAGCTAACAAATATTTTGTATGGTCAATTCTTTTTTCACGAAAATAAGTTTCTATGGTTTTAGGTGCAACCGTAGTATTTTTTAATTTTCCGTAGTATTCCATGTTTGCTGGAAATTTTAATCTATCAGTAACATTAAATAGATATAATTTTGAACCGTGGTCGTGACACATATTGTCCCAAGAATAAATGCAATTTAAAAAATCTCTTTTTTCTAAAAATGTATTCATTTCAAAAAACATCTTAATCTGCATAAAAGTATGTTTTCTCAAATCAGGAGAAATCAATCCTTGTTGTGCCGAAAGTTCAATACCTGGAAATTTAGAAAAGTCTTCTTGGGTGGGTTTATTAAAAAGTTGAACTTTATCGTCTTTGACCGTATGATCACAGAATCGTTGGATCATATCTGTAGAACTTTCTACCTTTAATGTAAAATGATCTACAGGAACAACGTCGTCACTTAGATCATCGAAGCCAATGCAAAATCTAATTAAAGGAGCCATACAAATATAGACTTCTTCTATATCATCGAATCTAGAAAACATCGATGCAAGCCAATCAGTGTAAACTCTGTTGTTTACTCCTGCCATAGCATATATAGCAACTGGTTTAGAATTAAGTTTTCCGTAAATTTCTCCGTAGTTATTGTTGTTCCAATATGTGTAACTACCAGGACCAACCTTTCCTGGAATGCTGTCGTATCCACAGCTATGGCTGTCGCCTATGAATAATGTTCTGCTCATCAATTTACCACTTACGATAATTTCCTTTTTCAGGAATCACATGTCGAACCCCACCAGTAGGATCTTCCATGTCTCCCTTGCGTCTTGGAATCAAATGCACATGCGGCCATTCAACGGTTTGTCCAGCAGCATATCCGATATTTAATCCCACGTTGAACCCGTCCCATTCCCCAGTTTGAACTTGATTAAGGCCATAAGTAACAGCACTTTCAAATGCATCCATTAACACATGAACGGTATTATATTTAGGCACGTATAATAAATGCCCTTCGGTAACTGGATACTTATCCAAATACACACTTACGTGATAATCTTCAGAAACTAAATTGTCCCAAGGGGCTTTGGAATCCTCAATAAAGGCAGGTTGAGAATTTATAATTTTGTCTATTGGTTTAATCATTTTGTCCACCAGTCTTCGTATGGAAATTCAACCCATACATCGTTTTCTGCTTTATTAATTTCCATGCCAGCAAAATCCATAGGAACCTTGCAGTTACTAGATAAATTATCCACTACCACAGCAAATTTTACATTTTGATTCCATACATCGTTTTCCCAAACTGGGTCGTTGGGAAAACATGATTGACGCCAGTCATTTAAAATCCAGTTAAATGTTGCACCGCTGTCATTGATGTCGTCTATTAACAAAATATTTTTAGTTTTATCATCTCTAATTAATGTTAACGGATCTTCTCTATAAAAATCTATAGTATCGTGAGGACTACCAAATGCATCCTCGGCCATCCATAGATTACTTTCACATTCGCCCCCGTCACGCAAACTTACTTTTAACGTTTCGCAGGGAACACCAAAATAGTGACTAATCATAACGGCAGGAATTAATCCGCCACGGGTAATTCCTACTACATAATCTGGCCGCCAGCTGCTAATTGTAATGTCTCTACAGATCTTAGCGACAAGACCTTTTAACTGATTATTATTGATTACGAGCTTGTTCATATCTATCCTTAAGGTATTGTTCGTGTTGCACCCATTTATTGTTAACTAAAAATCCCCAATCTCTTTTCTTAGGGCCAGGCATAAACAGAGTCCACGCAGTTACGCCATCAGCCAACTCAATACGATGATAAGACTCAGGACGGCAAATGCGAAAATGTCCGGGCCCACGCCAGAAGCGTTGTTCGCCCACTTTAATACCTTGTTCGTTAAATTTTGGAACCCATTCATAGTAACCACCTCGTAGGATTAGTGTAGCATAGGGCCAAGGATGATCATGAACATCATCTGGATCGCCTTTAAGGAATTTATGTAAGAAAATATTAAAAGGAAATTGTTCTCTTTCTTTTAGAAAAAGATAATACCTTTCGAGATAAGGCTCGTCGCTTTGACGATCCATTACAATTCTCTTTCGGCCTATTTTTTCTAAAAAATTTAGAAACCATTTCATTTTATTCTCCTAAATTTTTTCGATCTTTTTCAATTTGATCTTCATGTTCGGCCAGACGTTGACGAAAATCTTCCTCGCTAAGACCATGCCAACCGATACAAAATCCAGTCGGACTACGGCCACATCCGCAAGGTACTCCGTTTTCTTTAAATTGATCTACTCTTACTTGCATATTAATACCTCCTTATCTAGGTGCAAACTCTTGTTGTAGTTTGATGTTATCAAAAAACTCTTTCTTTGTGTGCGGATCATCCTTAAACGATCCACGAAGCACGGTAGTTTGTGTTAGACTAGAGTGTGCCATAATGCCACGATTCTCACAGCATCCGTGTGTGGCTTGAATGTAGACTGCTACGTTCTCTGAGTCAGTAGCCTTGCTAATTTCTCTAGCAATGTCATTACACAATTCTTCTTGCAATGTACCACGTCTAGCACACCATTGTGCTATTCTTGTGTACTTTGACAAGCCGATGAGTTTTTGTGCGGCGATGATGCCGATATACGCGACGCCAGCCACAGGCTGGTGATGGTGACTGCACATGCTACGAAGCTCACTACGCACAACCAACATACCCTCATATCTATCCTCACTATCGTTAGGAAAAGCAGTACAATCTGGAGCAGCCTGATATCTGCCTTCCATTATTTCATTAAAGTACATCTTGGCAAGCCTACGTGCTGTGCCTTTGCTATTTGGATCATTTTCACGATCAATAAGCAACTTGTCTAGAACTTGTTCAAATGCTGGTGTTGCTTCGTCAATTAGTTTTTCTATATCACCTTCGTGTAGGTAATCACTAATGTTGTCGCCTGCCCAGAAACGCTTGCCCTCACGTTTCATCTTAAAGCGAATATGATCGCCTAAGTATGCTTCCGAATATCCGCCATCACCTGCCATTGCGTCTAGGCCTGTTTCTTTTTTATCTGTCAATTATTATTCTCCGAGTTAATGTCGTGGATGACACGTTATAGTTATTTTAACATCTCTAATAGTTTATTACAACTAAAGAAATGTTCTTTTAATGATTCTACCTGTTTATTTAGGCTAGGTAAAAATTTTTCGTAATTTTCCATATATTCCATAATTTTTTTAGCAACATAGGGACGATGTCTTTCGTACATGGCATAATCTTCAGTCCACATCGACGGATACTTAAATGTGTCGAATGCCATTTCACTATAGCTTAGTCTATCTGGTACCATTGGGATAGCATTTACAACAGCACCTTCATACCAACTAATACCTAGAGTTTCTTGTAGATTAGCACTAAACACAAGTTTAGCTTCTCCTAACAAGTTATGATATTCATTTTTTGTTAATTGTTGATCCTGACAAACAACAAACTCATATTGCGGAAGATGGTGTTTCAAATCTCGAAAGATTTCAACCTGCTTTTCTGGAGCGATACGATGCGGGAACAGGATAAGATTTCTCTTAGGCATGTTCTTATACATTACTAATGTATCTTCCATATATTCCATAGGCCAACCTGTGCGTACAATCTTTTTAGATTCTTTGTAGTTATACATAGTACCTATGTTGGCATCTAGCAAGTTCTTACCAAACATGTCGATGTGGAACTGCGTAGCAAAGTAGTTATGATCAAACGCTTCAAAGAAACTTTTCTCAGCGTGTCTAA